TTTCTCCGTTGGCGGCATACGTCATGATTTCTCGAGCCGCACCGATTCGGTTGAACAGCACTGAATCGCTAGTCGCAAAATCCACGAACCCGGTACCCGTGGCCTCCACGACCTTTAACCCCGGCTTGTTCGAGCGAGTGCCGGATGTGCCGAACACCGTGTCATCCAGCATTTCTGCCTCATAATTCAGAGACAGCGAATGATGGACCCCGGACAGGTTGTACCCGCCGAGGGCAACCTTACAATTTGTCAGAACCAGGGACATGGTTTAGCGCTCCCCCCACTTCTTCGACTTTGCGGGTGAGTCCTCTTCCGTAGCAACTCCCAGCACGGCCGGGGGCAATGCGCCCACGGACGCGGCATCCGATCCTCCCTCCAGTAGAATGTGTCCTCCTGCGATGAGTTGCGTTTCCATGACCGGTGACAGCACGGCCGTGAACGTGGAACCCGGCTCAACTTCAAGCACCTTGTCGTCCTGCGGAATGGACAACAAGTTGCGTCCCACATGGCGATAGGTCTTCGCGTTCTCAGTCATCATTCCTCCACTGTGGCGTGACACACCCCACACAAGAATCGAGACGGATGGCCCATCGTCGGCATCGGACGCCGTAACGGAATGGGATGGACACAGCCTTCGTCCTCTTCTGGAAGAGAGGCGCGTTCCGCCAACACCAGAATGCTGTCAATCGTACCCACGGACCCCGACAACTGGTCTCTGAGGGTGCGAAGGTGCAATAAAAAAAGTTCGCTGTCGGTCACGACGGAATCCTTCTCACTTCAAACATGCACGACCACCGAAAACGGTCGTTTTCATCTACGTTCAAGTAGACCGGTGTCTGAATCGCCAGAATACTGACGTAGCGCACACCGCTCAACGTGCCCTCGAACATGTCCCACCGCAAGTAGATGGCGCGAATCTTCGTCTCACACGAGTCGTGGTTCGCGTCCCGGCCGATAACCTGCACAATGCGAACCTCATGGTCCAGCGTCTTGGACATGGCGCGGATGGGTTTCGCGCTCTGCTGGTTGTGCAACGACACGATGTTGCTTGGCTTTGGGGGGAAGTGATTGATGAACAGGTTCGTGCCTACCGTGTAGCTGAGACCCGTCACCAAGTCCGCCGCCAATTCGGTGAGCATCATATCGCTTGCTCCACCGCGTCCTGCGCGACCAATTTCTGTGTCGGAGAGATGCTGGTCATGCGTTCGATCCGCGCCTTTAACCGCGCCCGCAGCACGTTTAGGAATACCTCAGCTTGTGCGTCCCGTGGTTCCGATAGGAAATGGTCCTGTTTCGGCTCCTGTCGAGGCCCCCGGATCGGGTGGACTCGGTTTGGCGTTTCGTGCAGGGACCAGATGTAGGGAATCGAATCGTCGTAGCCGACCGCCCGATACGGCTTGTTCGGGTCAAAAGTCATGTCCGTGTTGAACGCGGAGTTGTAGACCCGGCCCGAGAAATACGGCACGACACCCGTGGAAATGTGAAGCAATCGCTGGGCCTGATCATCCACGACGGCACGGTTTTCTTCGCGGATCGCTCGGCGTAGACGGCCGATGTTGGCCACCACGACCGAAATCCCCTCGATACCTACCGCTCGCAATGTGCCCATGTTACTGCCCTTGCCGGTGATACATCCACCCAAACTGCAACTTCACGTGATGCTGCCCATCTTCGTCGGTCAACCTCGCGACCGCGAACAGGATCGGCGGTTCGTCCGTAAACGCGGACCACCGGGGGTCTGCCGGCAGCGTCACTCGGTCTTCTGCCGAAATAACGGCCTCGGCGGCTTGCACCCACGCATCAAAAATAACCGTGGCCTCCTCACCCTGTTGATGCCGAAGCGAAAGTCCCTTACCGCTGATACGGCAGCGATACGGGACTCCCGCATTGTAGGTTGCCGGTTTGCCTTGAGCATTCCGGGTCGCTACCGACGCGATAGTAATCGTGTCGGGCATCATCTCCAGGAACTGGGTCTCGAAACTCACCACGGCCCCCTACGACGCGTCGGTCCCAGTGGTTGGAAATCGTGTAGGTCGCGTGCAAACGACGGCTTAACAAGGTCTGTATCTGCCTCGGTCGCACACTTATCACTGATGCGAATCCCCCCGGCATACGGAAGGCCGAGGATACCTCCGCCTCCCGTTTCCATCTGCGCCAGTTGGTCCTTGTACGCCCGATACCGCTGACTGGCGAGGATTTTTAGATCCCCCACCCACTTGTCCACGTATCGGGCATACTTAGAGCACAACACCCGGAGCGCCATCACGGCCGCTCCGGATGTGGTGCTAGACGCATCGATGAATAGCTGGATCTCTTCGTTCTGCAACTGCTGATCATTCTCGTTAGTGTCGCCGATGAACAGGCGCACCTCGTTGATTGGATCCGACAGCGACGCAGCGTCGTAAGACCAGCTCATGATGTTACGCTTCTTTCGTCCAGGTGCCGTTGACGTTCAGGATGTTGTAGCCTCCTGCCGACAACCCGTCCCCGTACAGCGTAATGTTGTCCCCCGCCCGGTCCCCGGCCCCGGCCAGAATGACATCCTTGTTATCCACGGCGGTCAGTCCGTTGCCGTAGATGTTGTCCGCTGCCACAGGACTGATGGACAGTCCCGTTCCCGCGCTGAGCGCGGCGGATAGCAGGATGAACGAGAACAGGAACCCAGCCTGCGTTGCTGGAAGCGAAATGACGAGGTCCACCCCCGTCACCAGCATGACCGTGCCCGAATCAGAAGCGAGCACAGAACCGCTTGCCGAGAATGTTCGACCGGGCTTCAACTGGTACGCTGTCCCGAACAGCGTCCCGAACCGGGCGAACCCCTTTGTCCAGAGGGAAATGCCTCCCTTTGACACAGTGGCCTCCTTCTACTTCCGATTTCGCTTCGTCCGCTTCACGGACAGCTTCTTCGGCATGGGGGCGGGAGGCGCATCGTCCTCCTCGACTTCCACGGCCGACGCCACTTCATCCGCGCTTGCGACACGAAGGTATCGGTTGGCAATCAACGCGTCTCGGTTCTTGAACTCCGACGCGTCGATCACCGTGTTGATGCCAAGGACGGACCCACCGGGTCCGCCAAACGCTTTCTGAACCACACACAGCATGGAACACCTCGCTCCCGGTTGCCGTTACGCGACGACGCTCGGGAAGAACACGCCCAGGTCCGTGGCCACAACCTTGTTGTCCCACGCCGACTCGGCCTCGAACCGTTCCGTCTTCTTCTGACGAATCTCGAACCGATCCACCAGCACCGTGGCACCGATGTTGGCGTAGTCCCACGAGAAGATGTATCCGGCGCTGGGCGCGTTGCGTCCCGGCGATGGATTGACGTAGCCCATCCACGCGTGCTTGCCGTGCGTGAACCCGTAGGCTGCCGTCTCACCTTCCAGGTTGGTCGCCTTGATGGCCTTGGCGATGTAGAGGTTGTCGATCTCGAAAATCGCGGCAACGGCCTGTGGCGTCACACGGGCGGGAGAACCGCTGCCCATGCCGGCCAGCTTGATCCGGTCCACGATGTCGGGGTGCTGCTTCAGCTTCCGCCACGCCGAGTAGCCGATGACCAGCGTGTTGGGTTCGAAGCCGGTTGTCGAGAGCATCGTTTCCTTGTTGGCCTCGATGTCCTCGATCGGATCCGATGACGTGTAGTCCGACCACTGGTTCGTCACCGTGTAGTCGGTGCCCCACACGGACGTGGTGAAGTAATCCGACACCCACTGGATCTCCTGCCGAAGCAGGATACGGTGGGTGACGAACTGCACCGAGGTCTCCTCGAGCGAGAGCCCGGCGTCCTGGTTCTGCTTCGTCTGCGCGCCGAGATCCTTGTGGATCGCGTACACGTCGCAGAAGTAGCTGTCCCGCGAGAGGCTGAACCCGCTGCCGGCCGACTCCGTCGAGTCTGCCCGCTTCCGTGCCTCGTCTCGGAACCAGTCGTTCTTGTCCCACACGACGTACTTGTCGGACTGCTTGGCGACGGTGATGACCGGAAAGACTTTCGTGGCGATGAAGTTCGTCTGATCCTGGATGTACGCAATGGAGATGTTCGTCAACACCTCGTCATAGTGTACATCGGACTGGGTTGGCTGCATTTACGTTTCCTCCGAAACTGAGGACTCGCGCGTAGCGGAGTCCGATGGTTGTGAATCGTACTCGTGTCGCAACCATTCGTACCAGGCAGTCAACGTTCCCCGGAGCAACCGGATCAACGTCAACTGAAACCGATACGTGGTCTCCTTCATGCTACGCGCCGCGCTGGGCGTTCGCGCAATCGAACAGCACCGAAACCAAGCCGTTCGTCGCCGAGTTGTCGTCCAGCACAATGCCCACGACGTACTTCGTGGTGTCGGTGCCGGGGGCATAGACCGCAGCCAGTCCAGCGGCATCGGTGCCGATCTGGTCAGCCTTGGCAAGGTTGGCTCCCGCAATCAGTTTGCTGATTCCGTTGATCATGACTGATGCGGACACGCCGGCAGCATTCGGCTTGTTCTGCAAAATGCCAATCGGCCGATCCGTGACAGCGGCGCAGAGGACGACCTGACCGCTGCTGTTGAGTTTGACGAACTTGTGCATGTGCGCGGACAAATCCGCGCCTGCCTCGAACGAGAACTGAAATCCAGGAACTTCGAAAGCCATGTGAGTGTCTCCTCCGGTGAAGGTCGCGGCCTACTGGACGCGGGTGGACCGGTTCCGTTCCTGCTGATACTGCTTGTACAGGGTCGGGTTGTCGTTGCACGCCTTGCGGAATGCCTGCGCCTCGGACAGCTTCGGCTCCGCCTTGCGAATCTCCGTTGCGGCCTTCTTCAGGTCGCTGACGGCCGTGCCGTCGCTGCTGTCGTCGCCATTGCCGCTGCCGTGCTCGGTCTTCAGCAGGGTGGCCACCGCCGCATCGCCGCTCTTCATCAGCGTGACAGCCTTGTCGTAGTCTTCCTTCGACATGGACTTGGCCATCTTCTGGAGGACAGCACCCTTCTCCTCGGCGGTGCCGGAGAGGTTCGGGAGTTCCTCGCGCGCCTTCTGGATGAACTCGGTTGTCTCGCGCTTCTCCTTCTCGACGGCAGCCTCAGCCTCAGCCTTCGCCACACGCTCGTTGGCCTTCTTGATCTCGTCGGCCTGCTTAGCAATGACTTCGTTCTGGGCATCGATGGCCTTCTTCACGGCCTCCGGCATGTCGTCGGTCTTGACGATGGGCGCGGCGGCAACCGGCGCGGGAGCCGGGGGCGTGGGCTGTTCTTCCTTCTTCTCGACTTCGGTGGTGGTCTTGGACACGGTCTCCTCCTTCAGGAGCGTGGCTGTTTCACGAGCCTTTGCGATTGTGGCCACCGCTTTGGCGACCGCTTCCTTCTCTTCCTTTGACAGGGGTTTGCCCGCCAACCAGCTGTCCAAGGCGGTTTCGACGGCCGAGGCAAACTGATCAACGGATTGCGTGATCTCGGCGGCACGGTTGCCGGTCGAGTAGAGCGATGAGTAGATGGCATCCTGCAAGTCCCACGTGTAGCGGCACACCTCGGAGAGCATCGCATCCAGTTCACGAGCCGACTGGATCTGATTGAACGTGGCTTTCGTCACGTCCGCGCTCTTGTAGAGCATGATGTCCGCTTGTGGGTTTGCTCCGGCAGGAACCAAGTCCACCCGGTCCAACTTCAATTTGCGAAGTTTGGCTGGCATGCACGGCTCCTAGAATTGGGCGTAACTCACGACGCCACTCACTTGCACCGTCGCGCTGTTCGTCCAGCACAACGCGTTCCCGGCGGGTGATTTCATCACGTAGCCCGGTCCCCCGCCATAGGTGACCGAACTACCGTCCACGAACTTCATCGCACCGGTCAAACTTGCTGTTCCACTTCCACATGCACTTCCAGTACCGGTCTTGAACGTAGCGGTCGTGGCACCGGCCCCGTTCAATACGAATCCACACACGTACACCCGTTTCCCGGCGCTAAGCGCCACCAGTTCAACGGTGGCAGCCGCTGCGCCGGTCACTGCAACCGATTGGGTGCAGAGGACCGGGTCACGATTCGATCCCTGCGCCGTCACCACATCAGGTGTGACCACCAGAACGTAGCCGGCAAGAAGCAGGGCGGTGAGAATGGAAAGCCCGAAAGCGAATTCACGTTTTGCCCGAGTCACACACCCTCCTCACGGGCAGCGGTGCCCTGAATGCTGAACATCTTGTAGGTGCCTTTCTTGATTTCCTCCCACGCGACATCGTCGTCGATCTTGAACCCGACCCACCACCCCAGTGGTAGGGCATCCTTGGCCAACCCCATGACTTCTAACTTCTCGGGCGTGACCATGAACGACTCTACCAGCCGACCCTTGGACATTCCGGCGTGCCGTTCGCCCGTCGCACGGAAGGTCAGGTTGAACTCGTAGGCCGCGTCTTCCAAGTCTTCGACATCAATCTGGTCGCCGTGGGAATCGACCAGCTGATCTCCGGACTTGTCAAACGCCACGTTCGCCCATCCGAACACGAGGCGTCGGTCCTGATCAATTTTGATGACGGGGACGTGCTCTGCGCTCATCATAGTTTTTGCCTAATAAAAAAGGCGGCACCAGATAACTCCGGTGCCGCCTCCACGCCTCTGACGGTCGAGCTCTCCCAGGAACGTTGCGCGAACCGGGGATTGACAAGCAGTTGTCCTACCGACTCACAGCATGATCCTCGCCTCCCGTTTACTCACGGTTCCCGTATCGGTCGCTGACCGGCGGGATGGGACGCGCGTAACTATGGGGCATCCGCCCCATCCGTGTCAACTCAGCCCAGAAACGGGGCCAAAGTGCGTTCAGTTTCAATGGTCACGATGACGGCGCGGGGGGACATCGTTCCCTGCGCCATCTTGACCACCACTGTTAAGGATCGCACCGTGTTGTCGTTGTCCAGGAGTGAGCGTTTCGCTGCTACCTCACTTCTTATTGCCTCCAGTAGCAGGTCCGTTCGGCGCTTTTGCGTTGTTCCCTGAACTACGACCGGCATTCGCTTTTCCTTTCGGTGAGGGTGGAGCATTGGGGTCAGCATTCGGATCCCCACCAAACGGCGCGGGGGGTGGCAGCGGTTCCCGTCCCAGTTCAACACCCTCGATGGGAAGATCCGCACCCTGCAACAATTTCTTCTCGATTGGTTCGTTCGGGAAGATCTGGAACCCGGCACGGGACAGGTTCGCAATGTAATTCCCCAACTGCTCCAGATCGGGAAGGCTGATGTCTCCTGGGTCCAGTTGGGGCGGATACGTCGTGTCCATCCCGTTCAGCTCACAGAGGCGAGGAATCGCGTACCGGTTGAACGTCGCGGACACGGACTGCATCCACCCGCTGACAGCCGTAGCGAACATCGTCGTCTTGTTGTTTGAAAGCGCGAACGATCCGTAACGATTGGAATGCCCTAGCACGATGAAGTCCGCCAGGAGGGTCATGGCCTTCACATTGTTGTAGCGTTCCAAGATCGCGTTTGTGTCGAACTGCCGCCGACCGCCCGTCGTCATCAGTTCCAGCGTCCACCCGAACGGGAGCAACACACCCTCCTGTTCGTCGCGGCGGATGGACTTGACGATTAACTCCGCCTCGGTCCGTGCGGCCACGGCCCGTGGATCGTTCTCGTTCCAGATGTCCTCTCCCTCCGGCGGCGTCAGAACCGGCAACCCGGCCAGATCGCGTTCGATGCCGATGCCCTCGATTTCCTCGATTCGCTTCTGGAAGTACCACGGCCGGTAGATGTTTCGAAGAACCGACCGGCCCTCGGGGTTGTTCTTGTTGTGCTCGGTGCGGAACAACAACGACTTGACGATAGGAATAGTGGCCTCGGTCCCACCCTGAATGCGCTGGGTCATGGCCTGCACGTTCCCCCGATCGTCGAGTGTCCACGACTTGAAACTCTCCTGGGCACGTAACGGCATTTTGCGCCAGCCGATTTTACCGTCCGTGAACCGGGACGCTGTCGCGGGGTCACGCGAAGGGCCTCCGCGTTTCTTGTACACGACTTCCAGCCACGACCACCCGAACGGCATCATGGTCAATGCCTCACTGATCACATCGGGCCACGTCTCGGTCATGTCCATCATGCACGACCGCACGAACTCGATGTCTTCTTCTTTCGTTTTTTCGGGATTATCGGGGTGCCCCTTGACCTTCCATTCTGCCTGCCGCATCAACATGCTGATCGCAAACAGAATCGCGCCGATGATCGGATCGTTGTCCTTCATCTCGCGGTAGGTCAACATGCCCCGTCGGCCTTTCAGTTCCGTCAGATACTCATCGCGGACCTGTCCCGAAAAAATGGGGAGCCCAGAGTAGCCAATCTCGCTGAAATTGCCGAAGGACAGGGGCCGTGCCTTCTTGATCGGTCGTCGGGGCATGGCCTATGCGCTCCTCTTCCAGTAGGACGAACCCCCGACGCCGACTGGACGGGCATTCGGGTTCTTGTTTTCGAGCTGTCGCACCACCATCTCCGTGGCGTCAGGACCGTCATCGTGTCCCATGGGAAACTCGTCAAATTGCGCGAAGTAGACGGGCACGGTCTTGTATAAATGCCGAGCGAATCGAATGACTTTGAAATCGTGAATCATCGGCTGAATGCCGAGAATCCGGGCGATCTTGTTTTTCTTGGGCTGAGGGAACGTCCGCACCGACGGATACAGCCGCTTCTTCCTGGCGGCCGCGACCATCGACGTGGCATACAGGTTCTTATACATGACCTCTTCGACGCCGATCATCCGAGGCCGTAACGCGCTATACACGGCCAGGATTTCGTCAATCTGAAGGTCAGGAGTTTTCTTGATCATCCGCACGTCGAACACTTCGATAAACCCGTCCTTGGTCCGACCGGCCGTGACAATCGCGCACCAGTCACGCACGCCCCGCCGGTAATCCCCTTCTTTCTCGCCTCCGGCCGGATCCACGGCCGTGGCAATCAACGAGTAAGATTTGCGGCGTTCCTCGGTGTAATCGAAATACTCGAACTCGGGTGGTTTGAACGCTTTGTCTTCTTCCTCGCGCGGATCGTTCAACATTTCCCGCGCGTAGCCGAGGGTGCCGACGTTTGGTTCGTTCTTGTAGGCCTCCAACGCCTCGATGGGCCACTTCTCTGGCCACAGGGGCGACCCGTCCGTTTTGGTATTGCCGATAGGATACCGCTCCTCTTCCCGGTGGGGAAGGTTCACGGCCCGGTAGAGTTTGCCGTGCCAGTTCTTGTCTTTGACCAAATCCGCGATTAGACAGTCATGGTTGGGTAGGTTCCCAATAACGAAGATGTCCCACGCATCGCCGCCCAGTCCCATGAACGTGCCGCCGAACCAGCGCTTGTGCCGCTGGCGCTTGAGGAACGTGTCACCTGTCTCCGGAGATTCCGGGTCGTCAATGATGGCGAGGTCGGGTCGGCGTTGGCGGTACTTAATCCCGCGCATCCGCGATCCCATGCCCTTCGCTATGACGGTGGCGTAATTGGCCATCACCAGTTGCCGGTCAGTCCATTTGACCAGCTGGTTTTTCGGGTCTCGTGCTGGAGCCAGGTGTGGGAAGTCATCTAGGAGCTGGTCGTTGGTTTCCAACTCCTGGGTCAGCGTGGCGAGGTTCCCTTCCGCACCACCCGACGACTCCCCAATCATCAACACGAAATACTTGGTCTGATACGCCAAATGATATAGCGGCAATGCCAGACTGTAGATCGTGCTCTTGCCAAACTTTCTGGGTGCAATCAACGCGTCGCGCTTTCCCTCCTTCGGAGCCTCGGCGTCGATTCGTCGAAAAATTTCTTCGTGTAATTCACAGAACCCGGACGTGAAGTGATGTTTTAGGTAGGTCTGGACGAATTTCTTGATATGCCCCCGACACTGTTCGACACGACTACTCCGCTTGGCCGACGGAGCGGCAATCCGCAACCCCTTGACAGCCGAGGACATATCGACCTGTCCCGGCCGTCGATGCCGAGCGACCGGCGAACCGCCGACCAACTCACCCAGCGTTCGCAATGCCAAGTCCCGTCGCGGCCAGCGATTTCAGTGTAGCGTCGTATTCCTGCACCGCCTTGATAGTATCGGCGTGTGCTTTCATCATCCGGCGATGTTTGGCCAGACATGTGTCACAGATCAATGCTTGGCCCCCGCCCGTGATCTGCATCGGGTTGTACGTCCCGTTGGCCGGGACGATGCCGCACGCACGGCACTGCAACGCGAACTTAGCCGTCTTAGACATCGACCGTACCGCCCCCCGGCATCGCAATCAACCGGCCGCGTCCATGCCCGTTCGATGACGCTTCGGCGTCGTCGTGGATATTGGCCTCCATCTCCAACGCCTTTTCTTCCGCTTCCAACTCTGGTTCGGATAACGTCTGCTGCTTGACACCGATGGGGGTGTTCAGTGACATGTGTTGACGCACGGCACGCCGAATGATCTTGGCTACAGCCATCGAGACCGTGCCTGCCATCATGGGCAACCGTCCCTCTATAGCGACTCCGGCACGGGTGGCGACCACATGGAAGTTGAATCCACTGCACACGTACTCGACCATTAGGCCGTGTTCCACCGTGGCGAGGTCTTTCCTCACAAACTGTCCTCTACTTGCAATCATGACCCTGCCCTCCGTAAAAAGACGGGGCGACTGTCTATTCAGTCCAAGTGGAGACGGGCCATCCCCGCTCCCGCCGACGCTGCACACGCCATGCGGACCCCGACCCGTGTTACTTGCTGTCGTCCTCGGTCTCTTCCGGCAGTGCCTTCCCCTTGCGGACCAGGTCCTCCAGAATCGTGGGGGTCACGACAACGCCGCTGCCCGGATTGGACGCGGCCTCAAAAATGTCCCCGACCTTCACCGGCAGCGCTTCCCCCTCAAAGGAATGCACCGTCCGGTCGGCGTCGTCGATTTCCTCCTCGACTTCGACGGTTTCGTCCTCGTCGGTTTCGACCGTGTCGCCGCCCGGCTGATCGGGATCGACGGGCTTGGTCTTCTTCCGCACCACTGACTTCTTGACAACCTTCTTTGCCATAGCTACTCCTCTTCCTCTTCTTCATCGAGACTGGGCACGAGCGGGTTGGTTTTTGCATCCAGCGCCAAGGTGCCCCAGTCTTGGTCGATTCGCTGGATGACGGCATCGTCCTTGACGTGCCGTGCCACGATGAGGCCCATCTGTTCCGTCACGCGCTTGAACGTGAGGAGAGAGATGGCCCCTTCCGACTGAATCTTGTGAATGCGTTCCACGATGCGGGAGATCGATTCGATCAACCCAGCGGCATCGGACAGGTCCATGATCCGGCGGGGCTTGACTTTTGTCTCCGAATCGGCGTACCACGCGGCCAGCTGGTCTTTAAATTCTTCGTAGTTGTCGATGTATTCGGCGGTCAGGGCACGGAGCAGCAACGCTTCGGGTTCGAGGTCGAGGACGTTGACCTCCAACCGGGCCACGTCGTCCATCCGCTCCCGAAGCCGAACGTGCTGAATCGTAGAGTATCGGCCGGTGGTGATGGGCCGGTTGCCGCCGTGCTTAAAACACGCACCCTGTCCGGGGTGCTCGGTGCGAAACCCGGCGGGTTGCTTGCACGGACCCTTCCCATGAGCGCGATTCCGTCCACAGAACGGACCCTTCTCCTGATCGGTGTAAGGAGGGTGCCGTTTAAGCCCTGGTCGTCGAGCCATAAGCTGTTATCTCCTAAAAGTCTGGCGCCTGCGCGTGCGCGTCGGAACGACCATACGGCATTCCGAACAAGCCCGTCAACTCTTCAATTTTGGAGGCACAGCCACGCGCGTCACTGTCCACCCGCACACCAGACATTCTAAGACAGACTGCGCCGGGGTATCGACGCGGACGACGGTCGTGGACCCACATTCTGGACAGCGATAGGCCATTAGGTCGCCTCAAACGGAAGACGGAGTTGTACCGGATACTCCTCAAACGGGAGCAACAATTGTGTCGGTTCAGTCGCCATACAGCACCTCCATCCAGATATCGCCATGACAGGGCAGCGGCGCACACCAACACGTCCACGCTGACGCCCCCATCAACTCCTTACGCGCCTCTGCCACCAGCCGCGGATTCCGTTCCAAGTGCATACGGAAGTTCCTCAAGCACAACGCCCGTTCCAGCTCATGACGCATGACATACGGGTTTCCCCATTTCGAGGGACGCCCGATGTAGATGGAGTCCCCCGGAATGAGATCCCGGCTTCTATTCAGGATCAACGGCCGACGCTCGCGCACGTCATCCTCCAATGGTCAGCACCAGTTTGGTCATCAGACCCGGACGGTACTTCCGGCATCCGTTCTTGTCTTCCCCGTCCTCGAGCATCTCACGCTCCACCTTCACTTC